ACCTCGACACCTTTTTGCGGCCACGGTAGGCAACTTGTAAAATAGTCGTGGCGTTTGCCACGGCGTTGCAAGACGTAATCAGCCGGATCGTCTGGCCCGTCGTCTTTATCAACAACCAAACTATCCTGCAAATTTTCATCGCGGAACCAATCATTATAAATCAAATTGTGCGCACGATGCACCAGAGAAGAATGTTCAAGATCAGGAACTTGTGTGGGAATTCCGAAATAATCATGCAAAGTACCGTTAGAATAGCCCGTGGAGGCGGGAGAAGTCATTGTAGGAACAAGATAATCGGTAGAATCTCCGGGATTATCCTGAGCACCATTAAACTTTTCCCAATTGTCCCAAATAAGACGAATTGGAACGGCGAAAAAGAACGAATCAATGAAAAGATTATCCATAAAAGGATGGACAGGAGTGGCCAGACGGGCGAAAGCTGTCATTTTGCAATTAAAAGTATCGCCGGGCAAAGCCTCATCAACATAAACTGGAACAAGATAACCAGCATCGAAAGTTGTTTTATGACCGAAGCTCCTGTTAAAAGAAGATCGCGGAATATCGGCCGTAGGAACTTGGCTAAACGTGTGAGACATAACCGAACGCATGTGAACAAACCCCTATAAAAATAAAATGCGCAGTGCTGAAAGCTTCGACAGATGCAGGCGGCTGCGCGCAGCCAAGTTAAAATTAAACTGATTTAATAAACTCGTGACCTTTGCCAATCGGTAAAGGCGTATCGTGAAGATCATACAAAGCATTAGTATCTTCCCAAGAGCCAAGCTCGAAAAGAGTGTATTGCTCAGGATATTTACCTACTTCATGATTGGTATCTTGAGCTAACTCAGAGAAAGAGCGAATTGCTACGCCCTTAGTGGGCGCAAGAAACGGACGCATGTATGCCTCACAAGCGTGATCGTAAATAGAAAAAACTCGATGTAACATTTTGACCTCTCCTTAATCAATTGGTCGGATTAACTTTTCAACAGCGCGTAATTTACACTGCTCTTTCTGGTATAAACGATGAGGAGTGTTTTGTCCATCGTTTTTCTTAGCATGTGCGCGGCGTTGAGCTTTAATCTTACGATAATCTAAAGGATTGCTAAGTTCATAATGTGAATCATAAAACTTTGGTACACGCAGTTCATGACCATTAATAACAACTGAATCTGTAACATATAGCTCATCTCCGAACTTGTCGAACCAACCTTTCGCAATGCCGGGGCGGCGGCTCATCGTGGTATATTCTGGATTGCGTTCATAAATTTCACCAGTAAGCTCATCAATAAGCTGATAATGCTGCTCAGCTTTATCACCAGTAATTTTCTTCATGATATAACGCGCAACGTAGGCAGCAGATTGCCAAGTGACGTCACCGATGACGCAATAGCCTTTGTGCTCCCAAAGCGCGTTTAGCTTCTCTGATGTATACAAGCGATGGCCATTTGATACTTTCCAAAGTTTTTTGTCTGGGAAATCAAAACCAAAAATACATGCATGATAATGTGGTCGCTGCGTTTTTTCGCCATATTCGCCGCAATGAAAGTAGCGGATACCTTCACCATATTTTTTGCGGAACCGCTTCATAAACAACTGAAAATCGCGCACATCCACAGTAAAAGGATTGGCACGTTTGGCGAGCGCATCATCGTTAAATGTCAATGTGATGAAACAATTATTTTCATGCAAAGATGCCTCGTGAACGCAGCGAACAGCCCACTGGCGCGAACGCTCGAGCCGACAGCCTACACACTGGCCGCAAGCGAAATCGACAGGCATGTCGGCAATTCCCTCGCTGATATTAAAAACGATAGGACGTTTGCCCGTCTCCGGATTAATCGCACGAGCGCGATATCCTCTTAAAGGATGAAAACATGGCATAACATGACCTCCCAATCAGTCGCCAAATTTGAACAAAATGTGCTATAGGCGAATACCGCCGCGCATAGCGCCAGTGCGAGAAGCCATGTGCAAACTATTTTTAACATGCACGCGCTTGGCATTTTTCGTAAACATCTTCCGAGACTTTTTGGGTTTGAGACGAAATCGTTTTTTCATCAAATTCACTCCTTATTGATAGTATTACACCATTCCGCTGCGCGTAATGGTGTCAGTCAGACAGTTGACATCAAGAAGGCCAACTGTCTGACTGTTTTTCCGGCTACGCCGGAATGTCGTAAGCCATGCTTGCCAGCCGTGTGTAATGGCGCGGCGCATGGCTTACTCTTGCGAGGTTTCAACCGCAGAAGCCACAACGGGCTGCGCCTCATTAGACTCAGGCTCAATAAGACCGAGCTTTACCAGCTCGTCATAATTATTAGAATCGTTATAAAATTGATAAAATTCAGAAGGATCATTATAAAAGCGCTTGCGAATGTCAGAAGGAAGCGCGTCAAAAGAAGCCTGAGCCGCTAAAACTGCATTAAGGGCGGTTTGATAATCTGGAACCTCGCTAAAATCGCCTGAAATAGGCGTTTTAAGGGGCTGCCGAACTATGCCAGTAGCAGCCCAACGTTTCATAATATTATTAATGTCGCATTCATCTTTATGCGACTGCTTCGTTAAAGAAGGTTTACTAAAACCTTTAGAAACTTTTAACTTATCGGAATAAGCTGAGATAAATAAACGTTCCATTAATACTTTCTCCGTTTTTCAGTTAAAGAATCGCGGCGGTGCCGAAAAAAAGACTCATCAAGATTAGTAGCGGGAGCACTTCCAAAAAGAAGTTGTGCACCACGCAAAATTTTACCTGCCGGAGTAGAATAAATAGAGGCATCAAGCTCTTTAAGCTGATTATCAGCTTTAACACCCTTTGTCATCTCACGAACCATACGCGCTTCTTGAGACAACTTATTCTGCTGATCTTTCTTTAAATTAACATCCTCTTGAATAGACTTAATTTCTGCTACCGCACGAGCGATATCACGAGCAGAAGAAGCGGCCATGCCCATAGTTTCAACAGCTGGAATTGCAGCGCCGGGCGGTGTAGATGCACCGCCTTGCTGATAAGCTAAAATTGGATTAAGGCCAGCCTTGCGCATATCGGCCATAGAACGCTGATACGCCGTATTTGACATGCGTTCCTGAAATCTCATCTGAGCATCAGACGCAGCAACGTTCGCACGATTTTGAGCCTTAGTGCTAGAACGTGAAATAGCACCGCCTACAACAGCTCCTACAATAGGTGCAACTAATGAACTAATGAAAGCGGCGCACTCCTATTTTGATTTTTTACCAACAATAACAAGACCAATGGCGTTGAGAATCGTCATCAGTGTATCCCAATTTTCAGCAAGCCAAATCATCAAAATTCCTTTCACCTTGTCGAAACTTGCGCAAACGCTCTAAAGCTAAATGAACCTGCCAATACCATGCAGAATCATCCTCATTAATAAACTGCCTAACCGCAAATTCAAGATCGAGCAATAACTCCTTTTCAGAATAAACCGCTCTCATTAGAAATGGTCAATCAGGCCGGGCACACTATAAACAGGCATCGGCCGAGCACACTTCAGATCAAAAAATGAATCAAACAAAACATGGGGTTCAGACGGAACGGCAATCACACGATCAACTGGCGGATCCTCAACAATGAACTCATCATTCAAAACAGGCAAGGCAGAAAATTCCTGCGACAAATGCCAAGTATCAAGCGACTGCGCATCGTTAGAACGAAACTTTCCTGTAATCATCGAAGGCTTGTAGCGGTATTCAGCGTACCTTTCTTGGTAGCCGAAAACATCATCGTCAGTAACACCACCTGAGCCAATAGCATAAATTTCCTTATTCAAAACAGCTTGTTCGCCAATATGTGACAACGCTGGCCAATAAAAATCCCAGCGAGTAGAACGGCTAAACATCCGATTCAAGCCTTGCTGATAGGTCAGATCGGCACGCATTGAGACCAGACCGATAATAATGCAATGTTCAACAAAAGACTTAGTAAAGCCATGATTGTTAAGAACTGACACACCATAAGCAGACAAATTAGCCTGAGGGGTGGTAACATCCGTGGAAGAAGTCTGCGGAACTTCTTTAAGATAAACAGGAGACGAACCACCGCCGAGGTACTCAGGGCGTTGTAAACGAAAATCAGGCGATGTAACGCCAAAATGCGCTTTGAGAATTTCAACATAGCGCGTACCGCCTCGTGCATCTCGCTCATACAGCTTTTGAATCTGGAAAGCCTCGCGAAGCTGGTTGATAGTGGCAGCTGTAGCAGACGACAAGTCGGCTTCCATACCTGTAGAACCCCAAAACGCTGCACCTTGCACTGTAGGGTTAGTACCAAGCAGCAAACGATCGCTAGCCGCAGCAGCAGTGCCAGTATTCAGCGTGCGCACAGTCGTATCGTTCAAGTTAGCTAACTGTATAGTGCCACCAGTTGACACAACAGGCGCGGTGGTGCCGAGGGGGAGGTCAACCTCGACACCTTTTTGCGGCCACGGTAGGCAACTTGTAAAATAGTCGTGGCGTTTGCCACGGCGTTGCAAGACGTAATCAGCCGGATCGTCTGGCCCG